GGCCGTGGTGTACATAAATGTCGCTCCGTCCTGCACCGTGGCAAGGTCTGGGAACGGCGTTCGGCCTCGAATCAGCGTTTGCGCAAGGTCCATGGTCTTGCTGGGGTGGTTGGCTATCACCGTGAACTGCGTGCCCTTCCAGTAGTTCGTCTCTCCCGGCATCCGCACCCAAGCGTCCTGTACCGCTGTCACTCTGGCTGTGATCTCGATTGTGCTGTTATTGTATGGCAGCACAAAGACATGCCCGTCCACGGGCTGAGTCAGGGATTCGTATATCTGCGCATACTGATCCTCCGACCCGAAGGGCACCGCTATCGCGACGGTATACTGCATCCATGTGCCCAGGCAGTCGTTAAAGTAGCTCTTGTCCAGCATCATGCCGGAGATGTCAGAGGCGGTCAGCTTCGCCTCACGCGTAATCTGGCAGGGGTACTGCCATTCCAGCCCATCTATCGAAAAGCTCATACAGTACCTCCTGCCAGCTTCACGCCGACACGCTGTTTCTCCTCGTTGTACAGCTCGTAGACTACGCGCCCAAGGGTGTAGCGGTCAAGCTGCAAAATGGTGGTCATGTTACGAACAGTGCCGCCAACAGTCTGAGCAGCGCCACGAGGGATGACATCGCCTTGGTCAGTCCCACGTCGCGTTGCACCATTGCCGAATCCCGTAATCTGGTCCCTAAAGTCGAAGCTCCGGCTGATGGCGTTGGTCACATAGTCCGCGTTGTCGGTGATGCCCTTTGCGAAGGTCTTCATCATGTCGGGGGCGTAGCTTTCAAAGCCGTTCGTGCCGGACAGCGGGCCTTTATCGGGCTGCGAGAAGTGTAGGTAATCCCTGATCATTTGACCTATCTGTCTCAGTTTATCGCCAAGGCTGTTGAACTTCTCAACTATGCCGTTGATAAAGCTCTGCATTAAGCCGCTGCCCCAGCTCTTTGCAGATTCGATTACTCCCTTGACGCTGTCAATGATGTTCTGTACGATCCTCTTGTATAGGTCGTACAGGTCTTGAACCTTGGAGGCGGTGCCGTTGGCAAGGCTTGCAAGAATTGCAGCGCCATAATTTTTCGAAGCCTCGCTGAATTTCTTCCAATAATCTCCGATGTTACCAACGACCTTGGAAACCATTTCATTCAGGTTGCCCGTCTTTTCCGAAGCGCCCTTCGTTAGATAAGCAATCAGGTTGGAGCCGATTGTCTTAGCTTTCTCCCATTTGGTGCTGATTGTTTCTCTGACTTTTGTCGCTAACTCCGACGCGCTAGTGAGAATATCATTTTTCTTATTGGTGATGCCATTCTTGATCTTGGTGACAAAATTGCTGCCAAGGGTCTTGACCTTCTCCCATGCATTGCTGATGGCTTCACTGACTTTCTTCGCCAAATTCGACGCCGCTTGTACCAGTTCAGATTTCTTTTCGGCAATACCGTTTTTAATCTTCGATACGAGGTTACTACCAAACGATTTGACATTCTCCCACGCGGTCTTGATTGATTCGCTGACCTTTTGTGCTAAGTCTTTCGCGCCCTGAACCAGATCTTTCGCTTTCTCCGTGATTCCAGTCTTAATGTTGTTGACCAAATTGGCCCCAAAGGTCTTGATGTTCTCCCACTTGGTTTTGATCGATTCGCTGACCTTCCCGGCCAAGTCTTTCGCGCCTTGTACCAGGTCTTTTGCCTTCTCCGTGATGCCGGTCTTAATGTTGTTGACCAAATTGGTTCCAAGGGTCTTGATGTTCTCCCAAGCGGTCTTGATAGCTTCTACGACATTCGAAGCAGCTTCCTTTATGGTGTCCCAATTTTTATACAGCAGGACGCCAACGCCAACGGCAGCGCCAATCGCAGCAACGACAAGTCCGATAGGGCTGATCATCGCGGACAGCGCAGGAATCAACCCTCCTGCTGCCGTAATCGACGTGGCGATTCCCTTGAACAGGGTGATAAAGCCGCTTATCGTGGAGATTACCTTCCCCGCCGTAAGCGCAGCGGCGATTCCACCAATGATAGCCTTTACTCCTTCTGCGCCGAACGCATTCAGCAAAGGCACCGATTCCACAAGCCCCTCGATCAAAGCGTTGACAATTTCCTTCGCTCCTTCGATGATCAACGGCATATTCTCGACGATGCCCTTCACCACCGCCTTGAGAACCGCAGCGCCGACTTCAATGAACTTCGGCAGGTATTGCATGAGCAGCGCTATGCCGTTTGTAACGATGTTTTCGAGTGCATTCAGTACACCGTCCAAGCCATCCTCTCTGAAAGCCTTGGTGAGGTCTGCTACGGCCTTCGTACCGAACTGCACGAACTCCCGCAGTGATGGCGTCAACTGGTCAGACAGGGCAATCTGAGCGCCCTCCAATGCGCTTTTGAAAATGGTTATGTCACCGGCAAGGTTGTCCTGCATGGTCGCGGCCATCTTTTCAGCTGCGCCGTCACAGTTGTCTATAGCGGCTGTCAGTTTATCATAGTCCTCATCCGATGCGTTTACGATAGCAAGAAGGCCTGACATGGCATTTTTGCCAGCTAGCGTTGAGGCATAATGCGCTTTTTGGGCTTCACTGAGTGTCCCAAACTTACCTCGAAGCATATCCATGATTTCTTTCATGGATTTCATGCTGCCGTCGGCATTTGTGACGCTAAGTCCGAGTTGCTTCATAGCCTCGAATGATTGCTTGGTCGGGCTGACCATTCGCGTTATAACGGACCTGAGCGACGTACCAGCTTGTGATCCCTTGATACCGGCATTCGCCATAAGCCCGATAGCAACAGATACTTCTTCCGCCTTCATTCCAAGCGAACCAGCCACAGGCGCGACGTACTTGAACGTCTCGCCCATCAGACCGACGTTGGTATTCGCATTAGATGACGCGGCGGCAAGAATGTCCGCAAAGTGGCTACTGTCCTCTGCTTTAAGCCCGAAAGCTGTCAGAGCATCGGTTACAATATCCGATGTTCTCGCCAAATCCTCACCAGACGCAGCGGCAAGGTTCATAACGCCTTCAATGCCGTCCAGCATGTCCCCGGTCTTCCAACCGGCCATTGCCATGTAGCTGAAAGCATCGGCAGCTTCGGATGCGCTGAACTTGGTCTTTGCGCCCATCTCCTGCGCCTTGTCACGGAGGTCTTCCAGATCCTTGCCAGTTGCACCAGAAATAGCAGCTACGTTGGACATGCTGGCGTCGAACCTCATGCCCGCATCAACTGAGGATTTCGTAAATGCGACCACGGCGGTGGTGGCACCAGCTATAGCGGCAGCGCCTACCTTCGCAACCGTTTTCAGACCGCTGGACAGCTTGCCGCCCAGGGTCTGCGTCTTTTGGATGCCCTTTTCGGCTTCTGACGTATCCGCACCGATGCGGACCAGCAAGCTCATTAAAGTCGTTGCTCCCAATTAACCCACCACCTTTAATCCGTGCCGCGCTATGATGTCAGCGGCGATTTCCTCACCGCTACGATTGTCTTCTTCTTTCGGGTGTATCAAGTCGTAATATCGCGGATATTTGTCCTTGTACAAATAGCTGATCAAGGCTGCGCCCACGTCCGAAATGTATATCTCATAGTTGCGGCGTTCCTGCAATGAGGAAAAAGCGGATATGCAGTAATCCACTACATATCCGCTCCCCATCAGATCAACCATGTCCAGCCGGATTGACGTCAGGCCTCGAAACCACTCATCCGCCCCAACTGCACCAATGAAGTAAAAAAACGCATCACATTCGCATCCCCCACCATGTCAGCAACAGCGCCCATGTATTCGGACATGGTGTAGTCATCAGCGCACTCAGGCTCGACGAAGCAGCACAGTGCCAGAAGATCCACCGTCTCGTCCGGGTGCTCATCCATGATGGCGTCCAGAATCGCGGAGATGTTGGCCAGCGACTGTGCCTCAACGTCCTTGTTCCACTGCTCGACCTTGGCTTTCTTCTCCTCGGTCGGCATGTCCTTGGATAGTTCGGGCCGCTTCGGCAGCCGCTTGCGGATGTTGATGATGTCCGTCATTTTCAGCCATTTTTCAACGGCATGGCGAATCTTCGCGGTCTGCCGCATGAACTCACGCGGGCCGCAGTTAGCAAGGTTTTTCATGTGCTACCTCCTTCACGTCGGTCAGACGCCAGCCACAACAGTCACGGTGCAGGTGTCGGTGAACGGCACACCGTCCACGGTGATGCTGGCGGTGATGATTGCAGAGCCGACGGCAACGCCGGTCACAACGCCGTCGTCAACGGTGGCCTTTTCATCGTCGCTGGTGCTCCACGTGATCTCCGCGTCGGCGGGAGTCTTCTTGACCACGTTCAGCTTGGTGATGCCCTCAACGGCAACGCTTGCGCTGTGCTTCTCCAGCAAGATTTCCGGGGTTTCACTCGCGCTGCTGCCCTGCTTGATATAAACCTCATAGGGCATCAGGTCCGGGTTCTCCATGCTATAGTGGCCCGTCAGTTCAAGCGCGAAATTGCCCTTGCCCTTGTCCGTAGACTGAATCTGGAAGCCGCCGGTGGACAGGGCGTTGCGCAGGTGGACAGCGCAGAAACCTGCGTTCGTGCCGTTGTTGATGTGGGAATAGTCGCCAACCCACCACAGCTCCGCAAAATCATCCAGGGACAAATCACGACGCGGGATGATGTGAGTGGGATCGTTGGGGTCGATGTCCGCAGCACCGATCAGCAGCTTGCAGCCTTCGACGTCGATGGTCACCAGCGTGGTGCTCATGGTCACGGTGACGTCGTCCTGCTTTTTCAGCTCCATGGTATTTTTGGGGACGTTGTCGATGTCCTCGCCGAAATCCGAATACTCCGGGGCCGCGCTGAACTGGCCGCCGCCGGTGGTCGCGCCCAGAATACCGCTGATCTCGCCGGTGGCGGGGTCAAAATGACGGACGAACATGCCGGCGTTCATCTGTAATTTTTGGAAGGTATTGGCCGGAAACTGAGTGTATTTCATCGCTTATCACTCCTTATATCGTTGGTGTTTCGATGGTCATGGTCATGTACATGCGTTTCAGGGTATCGTCGCCCTCCATGTACATCGGTTCGGCGTCGAAGTTATACAGATAAATCGCGCCGTCTTTGGTCGGGAGGCTCAACCCCTCGCCAATGGCGGCGCGTATTTCGTCTGTCTTTGCGTTGATCGGTGCCAGTGACGTTGACCTGTACCACAGCTCGGCATAGAGCTGGGATGGCGTTCGCCAGTTTGGCTCCCGTAGCTGATATGTGATGTATGGCGGCTTCACGGGCTGCCCGTCCGGCGTTTCATCCGGCACAGCGCCAATTACATACGCGGGCAGGCCGAAGCCCGAAAAGAACGCATACAGGGCTTTGGCGGTATTCGTCACGACGGCAGCACCCACTTTTCAGCGGTCACCTGACCGATTTGGAAAGATGATCTTGCCGGGGTTTGGCTGTCCGTGATGTTGGATGTCACGCGGTAAATGGAGCCGTCTGAATTGCGCCTAAAAACGTCGTGGAAGTCCAGG